TTATTCCGTTGTTTTTGTGGTATTTGTGGCAAAATTTGTGGTATTTTCGTCTGTTTTTAATGTGAAAAAAGCATCTACTTTAGACTGATTATGTTGACGTAAATTAGAACTTAGGTGGCTATAATATTTTAATGTTGTATTAATATCATCATGACCAAGTCTATCAGCTACATAAATGATATCCATGCCTGCCTCAACGCATAGTCCTGTGTGAGTGTGTCGTAACTTATGCAATGTCACTGGTTCAGAATTAATTGTACTGCATATCTTTTTCAAAGCTTTATTACATGATGCGTTATCCACTGGTTTATTGTGATAGGTAATGAATAATAACATCTGTGGATTTTTTATACTATATTCTTTTATATAAGCACTATGCCATGTGAGATAAGACTGTAAATATTGAACAGTAGAGTTATCAATATAAATCACACGTGATTTTTTTGTCTTGGTATCAATGAATGTATTAGTGTACTTATAATCCCACGCTTTATTGACTGTTATAGAACGTTTAGCGAAATTAATATCTTTCTTTGTTAGTGCAATAATTTCTTCGAACCTCATACCTGTTTGCACTGCTAGAAAGATAACTGCTCGTGATATAGAATGAAAATTTGCAAGTTCTTCTAATAGTAAATGAACCTTGTCGGTTTCCATAAATTGTGCTTTTGTTTTTGCCACATCATGTCCGCTTATATGAGCGCCTATGGCTGGGTTTTTCTTCATGTAGCCTAAATGGACAGCTTTATTAAAAATCGCTCTAATTTTGCGGTGCCGGGTGTCTACAGTGGATATTGCATAGTCTACAGATAAATGATTAATAAATTGTTGATACTGCACAGCATCTATGGAATTAAGTTTTCTTTTTTCGCCAAAATAATCAACAAATTGATTATAAGCTAAGTCATATAAATTAATTGTTGATTGACTACTTTTACCTTCTTTAAAAGTTTTCATAAATAATTCGTAAAACTCTTTGAATTTCCACTCTTTTAAAGAACTACTATCATGTTCAGCTTGTTTTAATAATTTAGACGCTTTATACATTAAGTTTGTTTCACTTGTATCTGTCAAACGCTTTTCTTTCCATTCACCGTCGACTTTGATGCGCAAACGAACGGCGTATTTTCCATTTTTTAACTTTTTTAATTTTCATTAATAGCACCACCTCTTTGATTTGGAACGTATGTTCTTTTGAAGGGTACAGCAAACTATGTTAAAATATATTTGCATACTCCTATGTGTGTGTTTGAAAACGCTTATCTCTTGCGGGGAGGGCGTTTTTTGTTATTTAAGTGTTATTCTTGCATCATAATCTTTAAATGAATCTTCTTCGTAATTATCTGTTTCATAACTAGCAGACCAAGTTAGTCGTATATCTTTTATATCAGATACATCATTTAGTGTTGGTAAAACATATACTACTGCACCATCTTTACTTACACCTTGCATTATTTCTCCACCAACATCGTCACTTTCAAACATTGAAGCTTCTATTTGTTCGCCATTTGTAACTAATACTCCTTGTTCAGGATAAGTATTGAAATCAATCTTACTAGTATTGTTAATTTCATAATTAACAATAACTAGCCCTTCGCCTTCCTCACCATCTTCTTCAAGTTTAGCAGGATCTACTTTAAAAACAGATACTGAACTTATTTTTGTTTGCAAACCTTTCCAATCTTCACTCCAAGATGTTGCATAGTCTTCACTATCAATAATACCACTATCAGTTTCTTCCTCCATTGTTGTTTCATCTTCAGTCAAATCTTCAGACTCATTTGTGGTAGAGGTACTTTCTTCTTTGCTTTCTTCCTTTGCACTATCAGATGAATTTCCACATGCTGTTAGGCCAAAACTAAAAACAATTAATAAACCTGCTAACAATAATAATTTTTTCATCCCAATTCTCCCTTTATTAAATTTTTATATAAACACATTTGTGTAAATACCTAACAAGCAATAATCTGTATACTACTTCTAAAAATGATAACATATCCGTTACACTCAACAGTGTTACCATATTTACTTTTATAATATTCTATAGAATGTTTTAAAAATTCTTCTGTAACTTCTAAAAAATCCGCAACTTCGTAGTAATCAGTGAATCCTTCATAATAAGCATCAATAATTTTACGCAAAGGGATAAGTGATTCATAACCCCAATTTCTCGCAAGTTTTTCTTGTTTTCTATCATTAACTGTTTCCTGTTTAATAATATTGCCAACGGTCAAATGATGATGTCCAATTTCCTCCGCTAAAGTGCAACGCATTTCAACATCATTTTGTTGAGGATTTAAGAATATTCTACTATTATAATATAATCCTTTGTGAACTTCCTGCATATTTTTGTCTTCAATGATAGTTAGTTCAGGATATCGCTCTCTGTATTTATCTAACCACATACATACATCTCATTTCTTATTTATATTTTTGTTGAATGAAATCAATATATTCAAGAATTTTTTTCATATCTTCTTCTGTGGCAGCGGGATCAATGTGCGCCGCCAAAGTTGCTGCTTCCGGCGGGATGTCGGAGTCAATTTGCGGATTGTCAGTACGCCCTAAAAGATAATCGGTAGAGACGTTGAAGTAGTCTGCTACTGCTTTTAATTTGTCAGCGCCAGGTGTTTTTACTTTCCATGAGTAAATAGCATTTTCTCCCATGTTCAATTTTAATGCCAGTTCTTTGAGAGATATTTTTTGTTTTTCTGCTAACACTTTTACCCTTTCAAACGTAGTCATGTCAATATTCCCTCCAAAGAAACATATGAAAGTACGAAAAAGAATAAAAAACGCTTGACTATTATTCTAAAGAGTACTATACTATGTTCATAAGCTAATTATTTAGCTAAACAAGATAACAAATAACCCCATATAAAATTCGTTCCCCAACGATTAATGGCTTTTGATAAGGCTTGTTTAGCTATGTTTATATAGTACTCTATAGAGTTCTTTTTGTCAACAATCTGCTAAATAATTAGCTAATAAGATAGAAAGGAGAATGATGTAATGAAAATACCTAAAAGACCAAACTTTAATAAAAGACCATATCCCTCAAATGAAGAGATTGAAGAATGGCACGATTTCATAACATTCGTATTGACACGTAGTTCGCTTATAGTTTCGATAATTTCATTGATAGTTGTAATTTACAGATCCTGATAAAATAGTCCACTGTTAATCAATGAGAGCGCAGCATATAAGATTATTAAACAAATTATAGAAAGGAGTGATGGAGAGGTGAACAAAAGATATTTAAAAAGAAAAAAAACCAACATTCAACAAATTGAAGTCGGTCTTTACAAAAATTATGAAATTAAAGCTAAGTATGGAGCACCGGAAATTGACCTAAGCAAAGTTAAAAGAATTGTCATAGTCTTCTAAAATAATTTAACGCCTCATCTAAAGCCTCCTGGAAGCCAGGAGTACCAATATTAGAAAAATAATCCCTGATTTCATCTTCGCTTTTGCTTTCTGTTGGGAAATTACCATCTAGTTGAACATCATGAGCTAGATCGCCTAAAGGACTATTTTCGCTAAGGTAATAAGTTATTAAAAAATCATAAAAAGTCATCTGCAATCACCTTCAATCAAAAATAATTATATCACGTGAAAACCAAAACAAGAAAGGAGCAAAAACATGTCAGTAGAACATCAGCGTTTTGCGGTTGCAGTATACGCAAAACTAAAAGCAATAAATATGAAACAATCTGATTTAGCAAAAATGTTAGGTATTAGCAATCCTTATTTATCAGATATCATAAACGGCAAAAGAGACGCATCGAAAGTTAGAAAAGAAATTGCGGAAATTTTAGAAATAGATGTTGATTAAAATAGAAAGGAGAATAAGAAAATGGGTCGTCCTGTGAAAAATAAAAACAGGCATGTGAATTTCCTGTACGGTGTATGGACGTTAGAAGATTTTGCGCAAGCTAGTCCACGAAGTTATGGATGGTGGTTAGATAACATTAAAGACTTTCCAGAGCTTGCAGAATTTAGTAACTGGGCTACAAAGAATCAACGTGAAGCGTGGGCATTCGATGCAGTAAAAGCAAATGATTGGCTGATTAAAAAATTTGTATATAAGGAGGTCTGAAAATGATTGATGAAGTCGAAATACTACTTGCTGAAATACGAAAATACGACCCAAATTACGTTCCAAAATCGGTTGGAAAATATTTGCTAGTTGAACTTCAATCAAGGCATTTAGATCATCAAATTAAATATAAGAAAAGACCCAAGTACAAGCATAGATTCGCGAATTCGATTGAGCGGCATTGGTAAAAGAAAAACCCACAGCTATAAATAGTAAGTTAGAGCTTACTAAAACTGTGAGTTACGAAATAATATTTAAATTAATTATATCACAGATGTGGAGATAAGAGAATGAAAAAAATTTTAAATGAACATGAAAGTAAGCTACTAGTATTTCTGTTTTGTTTCCAAGTCGGAGCATTATTATCAGTCACATATATTGTAGCGGCGTGGATTAAAATATTCTTGAAATGAGGTTTTTAAATGAAGTTATTACGATTTTTCGGACTAGTAAGTATTGATGAAAACGAAAATGAATATATTGAAAAATCAGACAGATGCACATTGTTTTGTTTAGCTTTGACCGTGTTAATCGCGTTTTTAGTAAGTATTGGCGGATTGATATTAAATGGCTGAATTAATAATGATTGTTGCTTTGATACTACTATTAATGCTTCTTGCAAGGAGTGATAGAGAATGAATGTAGAAAATCCGATGATAGTAGATGATTGCTGGGACGATGGATTTCGACACTGAGGAATGAGGCTCACAAATGAAAACAATCGCAAATGAGTATAAAGAATACATCACAGAGAGAACAAGATTAAGTGACAATGGTATAAAACTAACTGCTTATAGTTTTGAAAATGGCTATCAAGCGAGAGTGATAGAAAACCTTGATTATAATTTTGTATCACTCGTACTTGTAAAGTCTCATGACGGAAAAAACTCTATAAAAGATATTTTGCTTGAATTAACGAATGAACAACTGATTGAAAAGCTAGAAGAGATTAAGAATTTATGACTATGTACGAATTAAGAAAAACAGATAAAGACCACGTTGCAACTCCGAGATACGTTGTTGAAGACATATACAGCTTGATAGATATTGAGTCGTTCAAAAGTCTGTGGTTCCCGTTCAATCATTATGACAGTTTATTCAAACTTAGAGCAGATGAATTAAATCTTAAGTATAAAGCGACGCACATATTTGACGATGTGGGAAACGATTTCTTTACAACGGAACCGCCAGCTGGCTGCGACTTGATGATTAGCAACCCACCGTTCTCTGAACAGAATCGGATTATAGAGCGTAGTTTTCAACTGATAGACGAACAGAAAATAAAGTCGTTCGCTTTACTATTGCCGCTCTCAACACTCGAAACTGAGAAACGAGCAAATATATTCGAACAATATAGTGACAAATTAGCGATATTGATATTTAAGAAAAGAATTAAGTTTTTAGGGCATTCAACATCTTTTAACAGGGGGTGTTGCTGGGTTTGTTATAACGTTCCAGCG